ATCCCAATTGTTTAAATCTTTGTAATACATTTGTTGCAACTGCTGGAACATAAACATACTTAGGATTTCTCCAGTCTGGGGTAACTTTTTTCATTATTTAACCCCTTGTGATATTTTTAAATGATCTGGGTAAACTACTTTGTGCTTTTTAGCAGACGCAAATAGATTAGTCCCAGATGGTGCGTGAAAAAAATTACGATCCATTAAATCAGAATGATTATCAACCTTTTCACCTTTGACATAATAAAATAAAAATGCTTGTGGTAAAACTGTGTGGATCGTGGCAATTGCAGCTTCAACCCTTTTTGTGTAAAACTCTTGTTCTTCTTTTTCTAAAGCCATAAAGTCCTCTGGACACATTTTACTAGATGCCATTCTTAATAACTCTTTTTGATCTACTGTCAACATGATGCTCTCCCTAGTTCAGTTAAATAAATAGTTAAACCACACAAACAAAATGCTATCCAAAACCCTAAAATTATTAATTTCATTTATATCCCCAAATTAAATATCCCAACCAAATTCCCCAGGTTATAGCTAATAAAAGTGTTGCTAAATAATCTTTAAGTTTCATTTCTCACTCGCTTTCTTTAATATTTTTTTAACCAATGCAATAAATTTATTATGTAAATTGTTTTTTGCAAGATTTAATTGGTGGCACTCGCAAGGCATACCAGCCCCTTTACAATATTTACATTCAAACGCTTCTTGGTCTGGGTGATTTTCACATACCCACCCAAAATCATTGCATTTATCGCAAATTGTCTTAATCATTCCTCACTCGCTTTCATTGGTGGGTTAGGTAATGGCATCCAATGGGTCGTGTGGTTTTGAATACCCGAATTATCACCATACCAATGTTTATCTTTAAAACAATACACACCGTGATATGTCCACCATTCTTTATTATCGTAATAACAATACAAAACAGGCACAGACCAATCTTTATCGTCTTTATCTTTTGGTGGAAAACTATCTTTAACACTTATCCATTCACTCATTTTTTATCTTCTCCAAAAAAATCTGTTGATTTAAATCCTCGTTGTTCAAGGATTAACTTTGCTTTTTTAATTGCGTTATTTTTGATAAACTTTGCACCAGCTTCAGTAATACCTAATTCTTTGGCAACCTCAGCATTGTTGTCCTCAATTTGAAAGTGTGATTTAATTTCTTTCATCTTCTTCTAACCAATCTAAATATTTATTAATAATTACTGTTGTTGATGGTGATATATCTTTTATAAGTAAATCTACCAAATAACCTTTTTGTTTTTGTAACTTTTCAGCTAATGCCATTGCCTTAACAAGTTCATTCTGCAACTGTTCAATGTGTTGAGTTTGTAACTGTTCAATGCTCATTTTTTACACTCCCAAAGAAATCATCCAGCTGATACCCTTTGCGTCTTAAAGCCACTTGCAGCTTAACTAAGGCTCGTCTATATGTTTCAAAGACTGCACCCTCGTTTTCATTTAATTCTTTAGCAATCTCTGGGAATGTTGCTACTGGCTGTAAATTTAATTTATTAATAACTCGCATCGACATCCTTCCATTTTTTATTGAGATCGTGAATAGCATCTTGCAACAAATCTAATTTTCCTTGCGAACTAAACATTTGTTCAAACTCAGGTGGAAATTCAACTTCCCAGCCCAAACCTTTTTCAACTACTTTAAGAGTTATTGAAATCATTTAGGCTCTCCTACGCACTTATACAATTTAAATTTCTTACTTGGATGCCACTTGATCGAGAACTCGTATCCAGCTCGTTTAAGCTCTCCCACTCGAGTTGATATCTTCATTCCACCGCCAAGTTTTAAACAGTCTAGTGGGCTAATAAATTTCTTCTTACTAGCTTTTACAATAATTTCATATTGATTCATTTTTTACACTCCTTAATTTGTTGTTGAGTTAAATTAATTGCTACTGGATATGTCGCATTTCTGCAATCAACTTGGTATGTCGGGTCTTGTAAAGTCCAAACTAATAGAGCTGGGCCAAAGACTACACAAGCACCAATAAAGGCTTCTAATATAATTTTCATATAAATTTCATCTCCCTAATCTTATTAATGGAGCATTAAATGGAAAACAATAATGAGTGCATTTGGTTAATTTGTAATTTTCAACATATTTTGCATTTTCAAGACTTTTTTTTGCATATTCTTCATCTAAAAAATCATCAAATTTATTTGAAATAATCATACATAATTTTTGAGCTTGTTCTTGTGAATAGCCTTCTTGAATAACTGCTTTGCGTGTTTGAATTAATAATTTATCAAATTCATTCATGTTAATTTCCAGTTCCACCAGCTAATGCTGAAAATGATAAAAACTTTTCTAATGCTTTGTGAGTTGTATTGAGTAACTCTTGAGCTTCCTCTGTTGAATAACCTAATTGCTTGGCTTTATAAAATACATTAATTGCCAACTCATCTTGGTCAAGTCTTTTTAGTTTGATTTCCATTTTAATTACCCCTAATTAATTAATAAAATTTACTACATGGATAAATATTAACTTATGTAAATAGTTAAATCAATAGTTATCATTCCACATTGTAAAATAGTTAAAAATAATTTTAGGTGGTCTGGAGAAGTCACGTTTGAGCAACTTAGGGGAATTGCTCACTTCCCCAGACCTAGATTTATAGACCCTTGTCGATGTAAAAAAATTCTTTTAACAAGGTAAATTTTTTATATGCTAACTGTAAATCTTCTTCAGACACTTCGCAAACTTTGGTTTCTGTATCATTTACAAAGACAATCGCACATCGAGCATTTGGCATATTAAAACCCTCTCGATACGCTGCCAATTGCATCATATGTTCTGCATAAACTGTGGCTTTGTCCAGGCTATCGGTCTTAGTCTTAAAATCTACCACAATGTTTTGAGAGTGTAAATCACATTTACCAGCAAATCCATTATGAGCAAACGATTCTTCAGATTTCCATTCTTGTTGGCCAAAGAATTCTGTAATAACCTTTTCTGTTCGCAAAACAAACTGTGGGTATTCAATCATATAAACACCTGAAAAAAACAACTCAAGCTGATCGTGCATCTGTGTGCCACGATTCATTGCATCTTTGCCTGTTGATCGACTATCTTCTACCACACGAGCAATATAATCAATTTCTGGCTCGTTTTCTAATCTTGGTAGAGTCAGACTAGCCAATAACATTTGTTCCATCTTCCAGCGTGTTAGAGCTGGTTTGTCTAATAGACCAATTATTGTAGTTACACTTGGTAAATATCCATGTTCACGAGCATCTCGAACTGTTGTATTTCGTTCTTTACCATTTTTACCAATAATTGTGTAAGCTGGTTTACCATTTTTGTCATACCAATGCTGCGAATTTGATTCATTTTTAACTATCATTTTTTTCCCCTAAAAAAATTGTGAATACTACTCTTATCATGCCAAAACATGATTCGTTAAAGCTAAGTTTATTTAAGAATATACAATTGCAGATAACTCTTGAGTCCGATTCATCACTTGATTAACAAAGCGAATTAACGCAATTTCATCAAATTGATAAATCTTTTTCTCCTCATCTACTCCGACAGGCAGAGTAAATGATTCAGAGTTATTAGCAACATATTCACGAATCATATTATCCATAATTACCTCAAAATGGTACTTCGTCATCCATACTATTTAACATATCACTTGCGTGAGTGCTTATTACTGGTGCTTCTACCTCTTTACTACCCTCAACTTTATTTAACACTTGTACAACATCACATTTAACTTCAGTCATGTAACGATCAACTCCAGATTTGTCAGTCCACTTGCGAGTTGTAATCTTGCCCTCAATATAAACTTGTGAACCTTTGTGAACAATTTGACTACAAATCTCGGACAACTTGCCGAACGCTGCGATATTGTGCCAGGTCGTAATTTCTTTCATTTCACCTGATTTATCTTTGTATTTCTCAGATGTAGCAATACTAAAATTAGTAACTGCATCTCCACTTGCAAATAATCTTGTCTCTGGTTCTTTACCTACAAACCCTAAAATGATTGCTTTATTAACTGACATTTGTTTCTCCTAGTTTTTTCTGTAACATCTCAATTGCTTGATTGGCTTGTAAACGATCTAATAGGGCTATAGAAGGCTTTTCAAAGAACTTACATAGTCGTGTTACATCTGACTGTGTTTGCTCAATTAAAGCGTTTATAGAGCTTATCTGTTGTGGAGTAATTCCAACTGGTTCTTTAGCACTAATCTTTGGTGGTGTGATTTTTGGCTCATCTTTGATGGTTGTAGCATCTAAAGCGTCATGTTCAACAATTGCCATCGCAGTTGTATACAAATATCTACGCTGATAAGTTTCTACTGCACCAATGTTCTGAACTTCGTGGCATCCTTTTAATTGAGCTGATCCCATAGGACTGGTGAATACAATTGATGATCCATCTTCAACATCAAAGATTGTCATTGTTGCAATATCAGCAGTAAATGAAATCACATCAACTAATCCAACAGATTGAAATATCTCTTGAACTGTTGGTAAAAAATCACCAAGTTCAAAGTATTTATACCCTGCAAACTTATTATGCCCAGATTTCTGCATTGGTTTAGTTTGTAAAAGATTACGAGCATCAATTAATTTTTTATAAACTTTCATTTAACACTCCTTAAGCTCATAAACAAGCTGCGACTCAAACCACACTCAGACCAAATGAGTTGCTTGTCTTCTAAAGTTGGTTTGCCATTTTCCATGTTGGTTAATGCTTCTACCATACGAACTTGTTTTTCTTCAAAGAATTGTCTTTGTTCCTGAATATCTGCTTCCATATCAAAATTATCAAACATTGTTTTTTCTCCCCTAAGTGTTAAACAATACTTACATTATACCGATAAATTAACTTGTGTGTGTATATTTAGCAAAAATAAAGTAAAATATTTTTAACAAGGAGTTTTATGAAATTATCAGATGCACAATTAATTGACTTATTAGGTGGTTCTGGCAGAGTTGCCAAGTTATGTAATGTAAGTCCACCCAGCGTAACGCATTGGAGATCAAGAGGAATTCCACATGGACAGTTATTGTTTTTAGCTGCGACATTAGAAAAAGAATCGCATGGACTAATTACTCGCAAGGATTTGTTTCCAAATAATTATTTCTTAGTCTGGCCTGAACTTGTTGAGAATAAAAAAGATTAATGTATAATGTATATATCAAGCGTGGAAACTTGGTACAGACAACAGTCAAAGAACTCTCGCATGGGTTTGGTTTTTTTACATAAACTTTTCTGTTGTCTTGTTATGTAGAATTTCCACACCAAATCCAGCCGAGAGTTTTTTTTCGTCTGGTCGTACTCCACACGATAGCAGAGGATCTAAATGGATTGCTTGGAAGAAAACATAGGCTAGTTTCACACTTAATGATGCCTCGCTAACTTAAATGGGTATAGCACAAGTTTGTATAGACACAAGTGGTAGCCACTATACTTACGATTGAACATTAACTTCGGTAGCAGTAGTATTAATATTTCTTTTAATATCGCTGATGATGGTAAAGGCTTACCACTTATGGCAGAACTATGGGTAAATTATGATAGATACATATTCAGAACAACATAGACTTGAATGTGAAGCCAGGCATATGCTTACTTTACCTTTAATTCAAAGAAGAAAAGAATTAGATTTAATTGAGAAACAAAGAGGAGTTAAAGCAGTTGAGTATTTAAAGAATGAGATGGTTCTTCAACATAAATTAAAGAAAACAAATGATTAATCCACATGAACACTTACAATTTATTGCAGACAATGTCGAAGCATTTGCCAAAGCAGATCAAGAATTAACTGCATCAGAATCATGGAAATCAGCCATTAAAGCAGTTGAAATGGATCATAGTAGCCAAACATCAATGGCTGGTAAAGAGATGGAAGCATACAGTTCTTTCTCTTATAAACAATGGTGTCATAATCACGCAAGAGCAAAAAAGACTTATACAGAACTAAAATTAAAGATTGAATTAGCTAAATTAAGTATTGAAGTCTGGAGATCGCAAGAAGCAAGTAATCGCACAACAGATAAAACATTAAGATGATACATTATCATGGATTACCAATAACTCCAGCAACTGTTGCTAATTACGCAGTTCAAGCTGGTCATGCATTTGTTTCGTATGCTCATTCAGATCAAATAGGAACTGCCATTGAAGTTTGTCAATCATTTGCAATTGACAATGGTGCATTTAGTGCTTGGAAAGCAGGTAATCCTATTGATAATTGGTCAAAATATTATGAATGGGCTTTAAATGTAAAAAAAATACCATCTTGTGATTTTGCAGTAATTCCTGATGTGATTGATGGGAAAGAAACCGACAATGATGCTTTATTAAAAGATTGTCCATTTCCTTTGTGGTTTGGTGCGCCAGTCTGGCATATGCATGAATCTTTTGAAAGATTAGAACAATTGGCAAATACTTATGTAAGAGTTTGTATTGGTAGTTCAGGTGAATTTGCTACAGTTGGCACTAATGCTTGGTGGTCAAGAATAGGTCAAGCAATGAGAGTTATTTGTGATGATATGGGCAGACCAATTTGTAAACTTCATGGATTAAGAATGTTAGATCCTAAAATATTCACTAAATTACCTTTTTCTTCAACTGATAGCACTAACATTGGTCGAAATGTTGGTATAGATAAAAATTGGAAAAATGGAAATTATCCACCACCAACAAAAGAAGCTAGAGCGCAAGTAATGCGATCAAGAATAGAAGCATATAATGCACCAGCTACTTGGAATTTTATACAAGTTGAACAGGAAAATTTATTTTGAAATTAACACAAACTTTTTATTTTGAAGCAGCACATACATTAGAAAAAAGAAAAGTCAATTGTTATGATTCATTACAATCACAAAATATTCATGGCCATACTTATCATGCACATATTTCAATTAATGGTGCAATTAAAGACAATGGAATGATAGAAGATTTTGGAATAATTGCATATAAAATAGAACGAATAAAATCTATGTTAGATCATCAATTTTTAAATAATATTGATGAATTAGGTATTCCCACATTAGAAAATTTATGTGAAATTAGTGTTGAAAGAAAAACTAGTGGCGATAAAGTGACATTAACTTTATGACATATAGAAATAAGAAACTATTAGAAGTTGTAAGAAAATTACCTTGTCAAATATGTAGGATAGAAGATGGAACAATTGTCGCCGCACATAGTAATCAACAAAGAGATGGAAAAGGCACAGGAATTAAATCGGCAGATTATCGAATCGCTGCTTTATGTAACCTCTGCCACATGGGACTTGATCAAGGCAGAGCCATGTCAAAAACAGAAAGAATGGAACTCTGGGAAGATGCCCATAGAAGAACAATTGGAGAATTATTTGAATACGGACTTCTAAAGGTTTAAATTATTCTGAATAATGTTACTTATAGGTAATTTATAAGCAATATTTCAAACTAAATTGTCATATTGTTACTTAAAGGTAACTTTTGTATCATAAATTAGACATTATGAGTATTAAAGCTCACTTTATGAATCAAAACCCTATTCTTTCTAGACCATAATTCTCACAGATTTCTTTAGCATATTTTTTAAATACTGCATCATGCAAGTGCCAATCTTCCGATTTCTTTGATCTTCTCATGTGAATGCACTCATGTAACATTGAGGAAAGAAGTGTCGTAAAATTCGGATTCATCTCTCGTGAAATCAGGATTTCATGCAAGTCTGTTTCTCCATCATAAGAGTAAGTAGCAAAACATTCGTGTCCATCGTGATATACCTTATCAGCTACTTTAAAATCAATTTCTGCTGTGCTAGGCATCTTCCATTTGTTGACTGGTGGTAATTGGCAAATAAGACAGTAGATTGATTCAAGGTTCTTACTTGTGGGATTCATGCACTTTACCCCTAAATTCAAAATGATCCTCATCCCAGACTTTTACAAGTTCAGGCATCAATAACTTTCCCTCATAAAAAGATAAGACTGCAAACCCAGCCATCCAATCTTTAGGGTTATCTTCAGCGTATTCAAATTGTCTACCTAATGGATCAGCTAGAGTGCCAGTTTGGACTCCATATCTTGTTCCGTTATAATCTGTTATTAAATTAACCGCACCAACATGAGTGTGACCAGTAACAATATTACATCCGCCATGTAAAGAGTTATTTCGACCAGCCATTGCACCACCTTTAAATCGGTGCTTGATGACAGTATCACCATTTACCCAAAATGAATAACAAGGCTGCCAAAGTGGGAAATAGTCTCTTAATTGCGTACCTTTAAGGCCTTGAAGCTCTGGTGCTTTATTGACAATTAACTGTTCATACCTTGCATCATGGTTTCCCATAGGCCATATTAAAGGAGTTTGTTTTAATACTCGATTTTCTATTTCTGTTAAAGCAATTTGACAGGCTTCTAGTTCTTCTTTTACTGAAGGAAGTTTATTAAAATTAATAGAAGGAAACCTTGAGATTGATGCACCATCAAACGCATCACCATTATTAACAACGCACACAATTTCTTGTTTGTATATTTCTAAAAATTTAAGTAAAGCTCGATATGCAGGAGTTGGTTCGTCTGGCCAAAAGTGGGCATCTGAAAATACAACAATCATTCCAAAATCAACATTTAACTCTCTCCGCATATTGCCTGGTGTAACTAATCTTGTTGGTTGAGCATTTTTAGTATTTGCATCAAGAGATATTTTATAACGAGCTTCAAGTGATTTTCTACGAATATGAACAGATCGAACATTTTGAGAGAAATATTCAGCTACTTTTGTGGCAGATTTTAACTCTCCCCAAACTCTGATAAATTCTTCATCCGTAGAATATTTCATAAATTCCCCTTATAATTGCGATTTATAACACAATCTTATTAATATACAATGACATACGCAAAAAGGGTGGATAAGAACCAACAGGAAATCGTTGAGGAATTTAGAAAATTAGGATTTTGTGTATATATTACAAGTCATGTGGGTCGAGGATTTCCCGACATTTTGTTGGGATTTAATAATACTCACACAATCCTTGTTGAAATTAAATCAAGTGATAAAGCAAAGTTTACAGACGCTCAAAGCGAGTTTATGTCTAAGTGGACTGGTGGTCCAGTAGTCCGAATCGACTCCATTGAGGGTGTTCATAGGCTTTATAATATGTTAAAATAGCAAAAAGGAGTTTTGTATGGATGAGATGGCTTTATTTGCAGTAACTTTGCTACATTCAAGCACTAATACTCATTTAGAGCATTGGTCAACAAACTCTTACTCTCAGCACATTGCATTAGGTGAGTTTTATGATGGCATTATCGAAGCCACAGATGAACTTGTTGAGGCTTATATGGGCATCTACGGACAGATTAAATCATTTCCTGATAGTTACCATAAACCAACAGGCGAACCATTAGAATACCTTAAAAAACTTCAAGCATTTGTAAAAGAAGCAAGAAACAATTTACCTAAAGACTCAGAGATTGTTCAATTGATTGACAATATTGCACAATTGATTGACACCACCATTTATAAATTGCAGTTTCTCAAATAAGGCTTATATGCTCATCAAATCATCTAAAAAAGAAGCAGTAGGCAAGAATATTGCAACTGAAATGAAGTCAGGTAAGCCACAAAAAGAAGCAGTAGCGATTGCATTATCTACCCAGCGTGAAGCTCGTAAGGCTAAATTAGGTGCATTACTTGAGAAGCACATGAAGTCTGGTGAAGAAAAAGGCGAAACTAAAAAAGAATCCAAAAAGACTGAAATGGGTGAGATGTAATGGATTACAATCAGTTGGCTAGAATTTTGCGTATGCAACCCACAGTAGATTCTGCTGGACAGCCTATTGATACAAAAAGACCTATCGTATTTGATAAAGGTGGTTACGATCCACATACAGAATTAAGTATTACTGCTACAGGGCAAGAATTAGGATTACCACAAGCAAATGCTTTTTATAATGTTCCTAGTATTCACAATGGTCAAATTAATAACCCTGATACATTTTTAGGTATGAACGAAATACGCAAAAATGTAATGAAGAATTCAACCGAATATAAAGCATATAAAACTCCTAAAGAAGCAGTTGCAGATGCTATTCAACGATCTAAAGACATTGGTAATATGCGTAATGACGAACTTAGACGAGCAGTTATTATGAAATACATGGAAGATTTTAAATGAATCGCAAAGACTGCTCATAAAAACACTATTAAGGAAGCGATGAAAAAACATGGAACATATTAAACGCACCTACAAAAAAAAAGATGCTATGTTGCGTCCTCATGTTGAAACTACTTACGAGCGTCAAGCAAGAGAACGAGCAGAAAGACGCAAGAAGATTCAAGACACAATGAATAAGGTAGTTAAAGATAGGTTTTAATTATGGAAGATTTATCCTACATTGACCCAAGTTCTCCTACGCTAAGGCAATCATTAGCTGATATTTTGCGTGGGATGACTAAAAAAGAAGATTATCAGCAAATGGGTCAAGCAATTCAAAACACAAGTAAATTAATCCCAAGCATTACTGAATCATTAGCTCGTGGTGCAATTGCTCAAGTGCCTGGAACATTTGGGGATATAAGCCAATTAGCAAGAGAATATGCACCTAACACAATGCAATCAACCTTTGGTAATCGTGTAGCACCAACTACTGAAGAAATCTTAGAGGCAGTCCCTAGAATCAATCCAGACTATCAAGGTAGCTCACAACATGAAATGGTAGGCTCATTAACTGCACCTGCCCTTGCTAAAATGTTAAAGATGGGTGCTGAAGCAGGTAAGGGATTAAAAGGTGGCTTAAGTATTGAAAATGTTGATAGGTTAAAAGTTGCTCAACATAACGCTTCATTACCAATTGAAGAAGGTGGATTAGGATTACCTGCAAACAATACTGCAATGGATCGTGCAAAAGCAATGGGATTTGATACACCTGTTTATCATGGAACAAATGAAGAAAACATAGTTGAATTTAATACTAAAGGAAAAGGTAAAACATCTGGTGCAGGTGCTTTTGTTACTACAAATCCAGTAGGCGCTGAAACTTATGTTGGCGCTTCAGGCGGTGGTAATATTTTGCCTTTACTAATTAAAAAAGATAATTTTTTAAATGTTAATGCAAAAGGGCAAAATTGGGCTGATATTCCAACAAACACATTAAATGCTAAAGCAGGAAAAAAAAGATTTAATCCTGAAGATATAGATTTACAAAGTAATTCTTCAACTTCTACAGATGAACTAGGAACAATTGCAAACGATTTAGGATTAAAAGGTCTTGAAATAAAAAATGTAAAAGATTTAGGACCTAATAGTCATATTATGAGAGCAAAAGAATTTTTATTAGAAAAATATGGAATAGTGCCTAATGAAACATGGTCAAATGTAACTTCTAAACAATTTGATCAAGCAAAAAAATATCAAAAAAACTTTTATGAAAAACAGAAATCTGATGTTTATGCAATTCAAGACCCTTCATTAATTAGAAGCAGATTCGCAGCGTTTGATCCTAAAAGAATTAAAGAAGCAGATATATTAGCAGGTGGATTAGCAATACCAGCAGGTGAATTAACTCGTAGAGAAATACTAGAAAAACAATTTAAATAGTTGCATAAAAACAACATTGTAGTAGAATTACACAATCTTAACTAACTACTTGGAAAAGATTATGACCGAAAAAGTATCGAAGTCTGTTGACAACTTAAATAGAAATGGTAGACCTAAAGGAATACCTAATAAAGTCACGCAAGAAGCACGAGAACTTGTTAAAAATATTCTTGATGCTAACCTACCTAAAATTCAAGAGTGGCTAGAATCGACTGCTAATGGAATTAAAGACGATAACGATAAATACATTGTTTACCCTAACCCAGCTAAAGCGTGTGACATTGTTCAAAACTTAATTGAATACACAGTACCTAAGTTAGCAAGAACTGAAATGGTCGGAGATGCTAAACAACCTATGCAAATGACAATCACTTGGAAGAAATCGAGTTAAATTACAGTCCTCGTGATGTGTTTGTAAATTATCACGACAGAACTGAAAGATGGGCTTTTATCCTTGCTCACAGACGAGCTGGTAAGACTGTTGCGTGTATTAATGACCTCATTGTTCGGGCATTACTAGAAAACAAACCACAAGCCCAATACGCTTACATAGCACCTTATTACAGACAGGCTAAAACTGTTGCATGGAGTTATCTTAAATACTTTGCTGAACCTGTATTGTCCGCAAGTAATGAATCAGAGTTATATATTGAGTTAATCAATGGTGCAAAGATAAGACTATTTGGTGCTGATAACCCAGACGCTTTACGAGGTTTATATTTAGATGGCATTATTTTAGATGAATATGCTGATATGAAACCTAGTGTTTGGGGTGCAATTGTTAGGCCATTATTAGCTGATCGCAAGGGCTGGGCCACATTTATTGGGACTCCGAAAAATCACAATAACTTCTATGAGATGTATAAGTTAGCAAAGTCTGACCCTGATTGGTACTGTACAGTCTTGAGAGCTGACCAAACTAATATCTTAGATAAAGAAGAATTACTAGACGCACAGAAGTCCATGTCACCAGACCAATACGAACAAGAGTTTCTATGTTCCTTTGAGGCTTCAATCATTGGTGCTTATTATGGGCAACAACTCCGACAACTCTCTGACTTAGAGCGTATTACTAAGGTCGAATACAACCCGTCTTATAAAGTAATGACCTTTTGGGACTTGGGTTACTCAGACGATACAACAATTATCTTTGCTCAGATTATTTATGGAGAAATAAGAATCATTGACTATCACTCAAACAATGGCAAATCAATTCCTTTTTATACAGGGTTAATTGAGAGTAAAGAATATGTTTACGATACTCATTGGTTACCCCATGATGCACGAGCCAAGACCCTTGCAAGTGGTGGTAAGTCCATTATTGAACAGATGGCTGCGAAGATTCCTATTGCTAAGATGAAGATTGTTCCCAGTCTATCCTTACAAGATGGTATTCAAGCAACTCGCATGGCCTTACTTAAGTGTTGGTTTGATGAAGAAAAGACCATAGAACTTATAGAGTGCTTAAAACAGTATCAACGAGAATATGACGAGGACAAGAAGGTCTTTAGAGATAAGCCTCGGCATGACTGGGCTTCACATGGTGCAGATGCTATGCGTATGTTAGCAATTGCCTGGTCAGAAGAAGTGAAACCAGTCGAGAAAGAGAAAACAATTAAAGGTCTGGGTGTCGGTAATGCAAATACCATGACAATGGATCAGATGTGGAAAGAAGTAAAACCAGCAAAACCTCAAAGATATTAAAGAAATTAAACAAAAATTAGCAAAATTTGCGTTTATTTACTAAAAAAGAGTAAAATAACACAAATATTAGGAGTTTTATGGCTGACTACGATTATCAGTATTGGTATGAGCAAATTGCACAATATGATCGCGCCTTTAAAAAGTGGGAAGGCAGAGCCGAAAAGATTGTCAAGCGTTACAGAGATGATTCTCGCAGTCAAAACAATCCTACTTCAAGATTTAATATCCTATGGTCAAATGTTCAGACCATTACACCAGCAATCTTCGCTAGATTACCTAAACCCGATGTAAGCAGACGATTTAGAGATACTGATCCAGTTGGTCGGGTAGCTTCAATGATGCTTGAACGAGGCTTAGACTATGAGTTAGAGCATTACTCAGATTACAAGACTGCAATGAAGTCAGCAGTATTTGATCGTTTAATGGGTGGTCGTGGAACTGCATGGGTTCGTTATGAGCCGACAATAACTTCATACGAAAATGAAGAACAAGGGGAGATGATTACCGAAGATGTAGAATCTTATGAAGACCCAAATGAAGAAATTAGTAATGAATGTTGTCCTATTGACTATATTCACTATAAAGACTTCTGTCATTCATCTGGACGCACATGGGAAGAAATAACATGGATAGGCCGTAAGGTCTACATGAACCGCAATGCTTTAATTGAGCGCTTTGGTGAAGAATTAGGCAGAAAGATACCTTTAGATAGTAAACCAGACTCAGGTAAGAATTACGAAAAGACAACAAATTACACCTCTCAAGCGTGTATTTACGAAATATGGTGTAAAGAATCAAATAAAGTTTATTGGATTAGTAAGTCACTTGGTGAGATTATTGACGAACAAGATGACCCATTAGAGTTAGAGGGATTCTTTCCTTGCCCTAAACCTTTATATTCAACATTAACCACAGATAACCTAGAGCCTATTCCAGACTTTAGTATGTATCAAGATCAGGCTAGAGAGTTAGATACCCTTGCAGATCGTATTGATGGCTTAATTCAAGCATTAAAAGTGCGTGGAGTTTATGACGCATCTTCAACTGAACTGCAAAGATTATTCTCTGAAGGTGAAAATAACGCATTAATTCCTGTTGCAAATTGGGCAGGTTTCGCAGAGAAACAAGGTTTGCGTGGTGCTATTGACTTAGTAGATATTCAACCTTTTGCTAGTGCATTGATGACTGCTTATCAAGCAATGGATCAAGTTAAGAACCAAATCTACGAGATTATGGGGATTGCTGACATTCAAAGGGGTCAATCAGACCCTAATGAAACATTAGGCGCACAAATTATCAAGAGTAATAATGCGTCTGGTCGATTAAAGACAATGCAACATGATGTCGTAGACTTTGCAACAAAGTTATTACAAATTAAAGCGCAGATTATTTGTAAACATTTTCAGCCAGAAACGATAGTTAAGATTTCAGCAGTAGACCAACTAAGACCTCAAGACCAACAAATCGTTCCAATGGCAATTCAACTCTTAAAGTCAGGTGATACTGCATCTTTTAGAATCGAAGTCACTACGGATTCAATGGTGTATCAGAATGAGCAACAAGACAAAGCTGATCGCATGGAGTTTTTAAATATGGCAAGTGGATTCTTAGAAAAGTTTGTAGGAATTGGTCAACAAGCTCCTGATTTAGTGCCTGTTGCGATGGAAATGCTGAAGTATGCAGTTACAGGGTTTAACGCTGGTAAACAGTTGGAAGGAATGATTGATGAGACTGCTGATAAACTCAAAGAACTTGCAGCTCAACCGAAGCAGCCACAACCTAATCCTGAAATGATGAAGTTACAGGCACAAGCTCAGATGAAACAACAAGAAATGCAGTTACAAGCTCAAATCAAAGAGCGTGAGATGCAAATGGAAATTCAAGTAGAAAAGTCTAAGCAAGAATATCAAGCACAAGAAAACACAGTTAAGAATCAATTAGAGCAACAAAGAGATGAAGCTGACAGACAGGCTCAATTTGCTTTAGAAAAGTTTAAGATTGAAACAGAAAAGCAAAAAGAAATCTTACTAAGATATTTAGATACTGCTACAAAGATAGAAACTGCTCGAATATCAGCAGGTTTAACCGATGGCTCTGTGGCTTATTTTGAAGCTGCGGATACAGTTAAAAACATGACCGATACAATAGGATTCCCAGATATGGCAAATCATCCTTTAGCACCAGTATTAGACAATATGCACAGTTCTAATCAGCAAATGACACAAATGCTCATGGAATTGATTAATAAGATACATGAATCCTCTAATAGACCTAAACAAATTATCAGAGATGAAACAGGTAAAGTTGTAGGGGTTCAATAATGGCTTTAATCGTCAAGGATCGAGTCTTAGAAACTTGCTCAACAAGTGGATTAGTAACATTTACGCTTACTGGTGCAGTTACTGGTTATCAACGCTTTAGTGCAATTGGTAACGGAAATACTACTTATTACGCTGCTTATGTCATTGGTGGCACAGAATGGGAAGTAGGAATTGGCACAGTTGGAACTTCATCTTTAACTCGTGATACGATTCTTTCCAGCTCAACAGGTTCAAAGATTAATTTTAGTTCTAGCCCTGTCGTATGGTGTGATTTACCATCTTCTAAAACAGTTTTCTTTGACGCAAATAATAATATTTCAGTAAATAGTATTTTTGAGGGATTTACGAGTGTTGCTGCATCAGCTTCATTAATCACTTTAACTGCTTCTTCAACTCCGTATTATTTAGTCACAGGTTCAGGTGGACAAACAATTAAACTGCCAGATGCTACGACTTTGCCAATTGGTGCTGTTTTTGATTTTAATAACAATCAATCAAGTGGTGCGATTACTGTTAACAATAACTCAAATACGCTAGTTGTTTCAATTCCTAGTGGTGGTTATACAAGTGTTATTTTAACTGCAAATAGTAATGCAGCAGGAACATGGGATAGACACGATCAAGCACCAAGTAATGTATCTTGGTCAACCAATACTTTTGATTATTCAGGCTCAATTACATCAGCAACATGGAATGGTTCAACAGTCGCATATAATCGTGGTGGTACAGGTCAATCTAGTGCGTTTGTTGCTGGTGGTATAGTTTATGGTTCTAGCACAACTGCATTAGCAGTAACAGCAATAGGAACAACAGGCCAAGCATTATTATCTAATGGTGCATCTGCACCTACATGGGGTAATCCTACTGCTGGTGCAGGTGGTTCAACTACTCAAGTTCAATATAACTCAAGTGGTGCTTTAGCTGGTTCTGCCAACATGACATTTGATGGCACTACTTTCACTCTTGCTAATGACACATCTATTAATAGTATAAAAATAGGTCGTGGTGCTGGATCAGTTGCAACAAATACTGTTGTGGGAAATAGTGCTTTAGGTAGCAATGTAAGTGGTGCTAATTTGGTGGCTATTGGCCAACAAGCATTAAGAGTTAATACTGCTTCTAATAATACTGCAATAGGTTATCAATCAGGATACAACAACTTATCAGGTGGTAATAATACATTTATAGGTTATCAAGCAGGTTTCAGCAATACTACAAATTCAAGTGTGGCAGTTACATTTGTTGGAAGTGGTGCTGGATACTCAAATACTACTGGATATAATGATGCTTTTGGATTTAATGCTTTGTATTCTGTTGTAACAGGAAATTCGAATGCTGCATTTGGATACAATTCTTTAAAAAACACAACAGGAAACAGTAATTCGGGTTTTGGTAATGGTGCTTTATTTTCTAATACAACGGGTTCAAATAATACAGCATTCGGTTATCAGGTACTACTTTATAATACTGCTTCTAATAATACTGCAATAGGTTATCAAGCAGGATACACAAATACAACAAGTGGTAATAATACACTTATAGGTTATCAAGCCTTATATAACAACACTACTAATGTGGCAACACTTGGTTCAATAACTGGTGGTTCTGGATATACTAACGGAACATATACTGGTGTTGCTATGTCTGCTGTAAGTGGTGCTACATTTATAACTTATCCAACAGTTACTGTAGTAGTGTCTGGTGGCGCAGTTTCTTCAGTTACTTTAGTGACTAATGGTGTTGGTGCGTCATCTGTTGCAGCAACAACATTAACAGTTGCTGCGGCTTTAATTGGTGGAACAGGAAGTGGTTTTACTATACCAGTAAGTACATTTGCGAGTGCTGCCAATAATATTGCAATAGGTTATCAAGCAGGATATGGAAATGCCTCTGCTAATGCAAATACAACAGGTACAAATAATACTTATATTGGACTTCAAACTGTAGGTTCTGCAAAATCCAATACAAACGAAATGGTAATTGGTTATAGCGCAGTCGGTTTAGGAAGCAACACTACTGTTATTGGTAATACAAGCACAACATTAACTCAGACTTATGGGGTTACTAAGTCAACAAATTACACAGTAGCAACCTTACCATCAGCTTCAACAAGTGGAGTTGGTGCAAAGGCTTTTGTTACAGATGCATTAGCACCAGCATTTGGATCAACTGTTGTTACTGGTGGTGCAGTCGCAGTTCCAGTTTATTCTGATGGCACAAATTGGAAGGTCGGATAATGATTACTTATAAAACACAAATTATTTCAATGGCAACAGTAACAGAACCAATACCAAATTATGTGACTTCTGTTAATTTTAAAGTTACAGGCACAACAGATTCAATTCCACCTATTGTTTTAAATTTTGATAATTCAGTTAATTTTAATATTGATCCTACCAAAACAGATTTTGCACCTTATTCTCAATTAACTGAAGAAGAAGTTTTATCTTGGATTGATTCTACTATTATTGGAAGTATGCAAGTTTCTATTCAAGGTCAAATTGATTCTATGTTAAATCCTCCAATTGTCCCTGAAATAACTCCTCTGCCCTGGGCTACAGAATGATTTATATACTTACATTTACATTCTTTATTCTCCAATTACTTGATTGGTATACAACTCGCACTATCTTAAAAAATGGTGGCTATGAGCAAAATCCTATAATGACAGGCTTATTTTATTTGAATAAGGAAAATGTGGATATAGTCATGTGTATCAAGGCTTTGTTATCCACCATACTAGGTTATTTTATTGGTAT